GGTGAGCGAGCTGATCAACTCGGGCGTGAAGTTTTCGGCGATCATCCTGGATCCGCTGTACAAGATCGAGATGGGCGACGAGAACTCGGCGAGCGACATGGCGAAGTTCTTTAACGAGTTCGACAAGATCGCCAACGAGACCGGGTGCAGCGTGATCAGCGTGCACCATCACTCGAAGGGCGCGCAGGGCGCGAAGTCGGCCATGGACAGAGGCTCGGGCTCCGGCGTGTTCGCGCGCGACCCGGACGCGATCCTCGACATCGTGGAGCTGGTGCAGGATCAGCACACGCGCAACATCAATTCGGATTATCCGGATGCGCACGCCTTCAGGATCGAGTCAATCCTGCGCGAGTTCAAGCCGATCGAGCCGGTCGATTTCTGGTTCGTGTATCCGGTGGCCGTGGTTGACACGGAAGGCGTGTTGAAGGGCCTGGGCGCGGCCGGGAGCATCGAGGCGGCGAGGGCGCAGAATGAAAATAACGCTTCGCCGGAAGAGAAGAAAGAGAATTATACGGCTCAGCTCAATAAAGCGTACTGCGCGCAGGCAAGACTCGGCGAAGATGTGACGGTAAGAGACATCGCTGAATACATGAAAAAGTCAGAGAAAACAGTGCGCCGATACATCGAAAAGAGCGACGAATTCAAGGTCGAAAATAGCGTCGTGACACCCTGCTGAATTCGAGCAGGGACAGGGACAAACAGGCTATATATACAGAGATTTGTCTGTCCCTGTGAAATGAAAGACAGACCCGATCAAGTCCAGTACGGGACACGGGCATAAATAGCCCGTGATCCCTACTGGCCTTCAGATCGCCCCCAACCCCCAACGAGGAGGAGATTGAGTGACTTTCATGCTGGAGATTGTGCCGCCGACCGTGACGGCGCAACAGAAAGGTGAGCGCGTCGTCGGCGGGCGCGTACACCACTACGAAAAACGACGCGTGACCGAGGCGAGGACGACGCTGACAAACGAGCTTCGGAAACACGCGCCGGCGGAGCCGATGACCGGGCCGATCAGGCTGATGGTCGACTGGGTTTTCCCGACGAAGTCGCACCGCGACGGCGAGTGGAGAATTACACGGCCGGATACCGACAACCTGCAGAAGCTTTTGAAGGACTGCATGACGAGCGCGGGCTTCTGGGCGGATGACAGCCAGGTGTGCGTGGAGATCGCGTCCAAGCGCTGGGCGCGGGACCGCTCGGGGATCGTGATCACGGTCGACAGGCCGAAGGCCGTATGGGAGGAAGGTGTAACGCCATGACGCCCGGCGAGAAGCAGATGTTCGGCGACCTGTACCGGCTGCTGGAGGCGAACGCGGACGGATGCGGCTTCGACCAGTGGAAGAAAATGCTGGACGACTATCAGGCGCTCTACAACAAGTACCGCGGGCACCCGATGGCGACGATCATCGGCGCGGCGATTTTCGAGTACTGCGAGAAACGGTGGGAACACCTGCACGGGAAGGAGGCCTTCAAGTGAACAGAGCGCAAAGGCGGCAGGCGATGCGGGAGCAGGTCGGGCGGAGCCGGGCGCTGCTTGAGGACTACGACAAGGCGCAGCGCGTCGAGCGGCTGATGACTCAGGGCATTTCGCCCGCGGACCTGGAGCAGGCGCACGCGGAGGGATTTGACGAAGGGTACCGGCTCGCCGGAATGACGATGATCCGCGCGGCGTACTCGGCCGCGGCGCTGGGCCTGCATGAGGACTTCGGGTTCGGGCGAAAGCGCGTCGTGCGCGCGCTCAACGCGATGGACCGGCACGTCGCCACGATGATCACCGGCGACGAGCTGCGCGACGAAGTGGCGGAAAGGCTCGGATTTGAGATCAACTTCAACGAGGGCGTGAACCGAGTGGAGGAGAAGCGATGAGGATTAAACTTGACGATGGCGCATTCGTACCGGTGCGGGCGCACAGGGAGGACGCGGGCCTGGACATCCGCGCGAAGTGCGAGGCCGTGGTGCCGGCGCGCGGCTCGATGGTATTTTACACGGGTGTGCATGTGGAGCTGCCGCCGGGGTGCGCGGGGCTGCTTGTATCGAAGTCGGGCTTGAATGTGCGGCATGACATCACGTCTTCCGGATTGTTGGATGAGGGCTATACAGGAGAGATCGTTGTGAAGCTATTCAACCATTGCGACGAGGATTACCTTGTGCGCGCGGGCGACAAGATCACCCAGCTGGTGGTTTTTCCCATCTGGCACGATCCGGTGATCGAGCTGGTCGACGAGATCGGCGGAGGCTCACGCGGGGACGCGGGGTTTGGGTCGAGCGGGAGGTGAGCGATTGACGGCAAAGGCTTTTCTGTACGAGCTGCGGTACCTGGACAAGCGGATCGAGGATCGCCTGGAAGAGGCCGCGAGGCTGCGGTCGCAGATCAACCGCGCGACGTCGATTTTCAGCGACATGCCGAGGGGCGGCAAGGGCCGCGACTGGACCGATACTCTGCTGAAGGCGTGCGAGCTGGAGCGGCGGATCATGGACGAGACGAACCGGCTCATTCGTTGGAAGACCGAGGCGCGCGCGGCGATTGATATGATCGATGAGGCGAACTATCGGCGCGTGCTGGAGATGCGGTACGTCCAGGGCAGGTCGTGGCGCGCGATCGCACGGGAGATGAATTACTCGGAGCGCGCGGTGTTTTATCTGCATGTGCAGGCGCTGAATAAAATCGTCGTGCCGCAAGGTTTGCAGTAGTTTGCAGTTGTGGTGTGATATTATGATAGCGTCGAGAGGCGGCGGGGAGACCTGCTGCCTCCTTTTCGTGGAGGCGCGAGCATGCCGGGAGATCCATATTATTCGAGCGCGAGGCATCGGCGGTGGCGTGAGGCCGTGTTGCGGCGGGCCGGGTACCTGTGCGAGGAGTGCAAACGGTACGGGCGGCTTGACGCGGACGGGCTGCCGGTCAGGGCGACGACGGCGCACCACATCAAGCATCGGGATGAGTACCCGGAGCTGCAGTATGTGGTGTCGAACGGGCGGGCGCTGTGCGAGGCTTGCCACGCGAAGGCGCATCCGGAGAAGGGCGGGAAGCACTACTGGTAGGGCATCCCCCCACCCCTGACGGGCGAAAACGGAGGGGCGGAAATCCTGGGGGCGGCATCATTTATATCCGCGGGGGATTTCTGAGGGAAAAAGTCGGAATTGCGGTGATCTTGAGTGACGAAAAGAAAGTGGGCGGAGAAGATCAGGGCGTGCTGCCGGGAGGCCGGGACGTACAAGCCGTGCTTCGACGATGCGGTCGAGACGCTGGCCGGGATCCTGGAGCGGCGGGACAAGGCCGCGAAGGAACCGTTGTTCGACGGCGACGGTAAAGTGACGTCTGGGGCGAAGCTGGTGAACGAGCTGAACCGGGACGCGCTGGCATACTGGCGCGACCTCGGCCTGACGCCGAGCGGGCTTAAGAAGATCAACGAAGCCGCGGTGCAGAAGAAAGAACCAGACGACCCGCTGGCGGCGGCGCTGGGCAAGCTGGTCGCGATGGACGGGAGAGGATAAATCATGAAGGGCGTGGAACGCCTGAAGGGCGGGCGGTACGCGCCTGAAGTGATCGAGTATGTCGAGGCCGTGATCGACGGTCGGATAGTCGCCGGTGAGGACCGCGTGCTGGGATGCAGGCGGTTCGTTGAATTTTTGGGCCGCGACGACTTCGACGTGCGGACGGCTGACGCCGACTTCGTGATCGGCGTGATCGAGACGACATACCACCACCGGCAAGGTCAGAGCCTGGGCGCGGAGCCGATGCGCGGGAGGCCGTTCCTGCTCGAGCCGTGGCAAAAGCTGTGCGTGTACGGGATGCTCGTGTTCTTCAAGAAGGGCACCCGGGAGCGCGTGACCAAAGAGGCGATGATCTTCATCGCGCGCAAAAACTCAAAGACGCTGTTCGCGTCGGCGCTCGGGTGGGCGCTGGCCCTGCTGGAGCGTGAGAGCGGCGCGAAGGTGTACGTCGTCGGCGCAAGCCTGAAGCAGGCCATGGAGACTTTCGACTCGTGGACGTACAACGTCAGGTACCTGTATCCGACGGACGAGGCGCTGAAGAAGTCCGGGTGGCACATCGCGCATAACTCGTTCAATCACTGCGTCAGCAACGACAACGTGGGCGGAGGCTCGGTGAGCCTGAACGCGCTGCCGAGTAATCCTGACAAGCAGGACTCGTTCAACTGCAACATCGTCATCGCGGATGAGATCCACGCGTACAAGTCGGCGAAGCAATACACGATCCTTCAGGAGGCCACAGCGGCCTACACCAACAAACTGATCATCGGCATCACGACTGCCGGGGACGACGGGACGGGATTCTGTGCCCAGCGGATCGAGTATTGCCGGAAAGTGCTCAGAGGCACGGCGAAGGACGATCAATACTTCATCTTCCTGTGCTGCGCCGACAAGAAAGATGACGGCTCGGTGGATTTTACCGACCCAATCCAGCACCAGAAGGCCAACCCGAACTATGGTATCACGATCAGGCCGGATGACATGATGAATGACGCGATGCAGGCCCAGAACGACCCGCAGCTCAGAAAAGACTTCATCAGCAAGCGTCTGAACGTGTTTACCACGGCTATGACGTCGTATTTCAACATCGACGAGTTCCGCCGCTCGAATAAGCGCGCCGGCGAGGCGCTGGGGATTGATCCAGAGTGGCCGCTCGAAAAAAAGCTGGACTATCTGGCACGGCTGAAGGTGGAATGGTACGGCGGCGCGGATCTGTCGAAGCTCCACGACCTGACCGCGGCCTGCCTGCACGGCCAGTACAAGGGTATCGACATCGTGATCCCGCATTGCTGGTTTCCGGTCGTCGCCGCGGCGCAGAAAGCCGACGAGGACAACATCCCACTGTTCGGCTGGAAAGAAGACGGGTGGCTGGACATGTGCAACGCGCCGACCAACGACCACACGGCGGTCGTCCGGTGGTTCGAGGCGATGCGCGCGCGGGGTTTCAGGATCGCTCAGGTTGGCCACGATCGGAAATTCTGCCGGGAGTACTTCATCGGCATGAAGAAGGCGGGCTTCACCGTCGTGGACCAGCCGCAGTACTTCTACAAAAAGTCGGAGGGCTTCAGGCACATCGAGGCCCAGGCGAAAAACGACCGGCTGTACTACCTCGGGTGCGAGGCGTACGAGTATTGCGTGTCAAACGTCCGGGCCATCGAGAAGACGGACGACATGATCCAGTATGAGAAGATTCAGCCGGAACACAGGATAGACGTGTTCGACGCGGACGTGTTCGCGACGATCAGGATGCTCGAAAGCATGGAGCGGAGCGGACGAGCGCGGAGCTGGTTCGGCGCTACCGCCGAAAACAGCGATACCACCAACGAATGAGGGCATCGTGAATCCTCGACTGCAGCGAGTCCGGGTACTTCGCCCAGGGATACCACCTGACGCGCCCGTGCGGCCAGTCGAGAAACAGGAACGCGAAGGCAAAGCACAACAGGCTGACAATCAATTCGATCATGGCGCTCACCTCAGCGCCATTATACCAGAGCACTGTGAGGCGATAAAGAGGATGAGCAAAAAAAAGCAGCGCGCACCGACGCAGGCGCGCAGCTCGGGCGGCGTGGGGCTGTGGCTCAGCGGCGGCGACATCTGCGCGCCGGGGTACACGCGCCTGAGCGATAATCCCGAGATTCAGGCCGGGTGCCTGCGCATCGCCGAATTGATCGGCTCGATGACGATACACCTGATGGCCAACACCGAGGACGGTGACATTCGGATCCAGAATGAGCTGAGCCGGATGATCGACATCACGCCGAATCGGGGCATGACTCGCGCGGCGTGGATGACCGCGATCGTGATGAACCTGCTGTTGTACGGCCGCGGGAACAGCGTCGTTGTGCCGCACACGCATGAGGGATACCTCGAGAGTCTGGAGCCGATCGCGGCGCATCGGGTGGGGTTCCTGGCGAAGCCCGGCAGCTACCGCGAGTACAAAGTCCTGATCGACGGCGCGGCGCGGAATCCGGAGGACCTGATCCACATCGTGGACAATCCCGACCCGACGTACCTGTGGAAAGGCCAGGGCGTGACCGTGACGCTCAGGGACATCGCCAACAACCTGAAGCAGGCGCAAAAGACCGTGAACGCCTTCATGGGCTCAGAGTGGAAGCCATCGATCATCGTGAAGGTGGACGCGCTGACGCCGGAGTTCGCCGACCCGGATGGCCGAAAGAAGCTGCTCGAAAGCTACGCTTCGCCGCCGTACCCGGGCGCGCCGTGGATCATCCCGAGCGAGGCCTTCAGCGTGGAGCAGGTGCGGCCGCTGACGCTGGCCGATCTCGCTATCAATGACGCGGTGAACATCGACAAGGTGACGGTCGCCGCCATGCTGGGCGTGCCGGCGTTCCTGTTGGGCGTCGGGAGCTTCAACCGCGACGAGTGGAACAACTTCGTGCAGACGCGGGTAAGGGCGATTGCGCTGAACATCCAGCAGGCCTTGACGCGGGCGCTGATCCTCAGCCCGAAGATGTACCTCCGCCTGAATTACTGGTCGCTGCTCGACTACGATCTGAAGGCCGTCAGCGACATCATGCTCGCCGGCGCGGACCGCGGGTATGTGAACGGAGACGAGTGGAGAGCAAGGATCAATCTCACGCCTGCCGGTCTGACGGAATACCGGGTGCTTGAGAATTATATCCCGACAGACATGAGCGGGAAACAGAAGAAACTGGTGCAGGATTAGGGGTGACGACGAGGATAACCTCATCCGGCCGCTTTGCGGCCACCTTCCCCTGAAGGGGAAGGCTTGGGGGACGGTAACCTCATCCGGCCGCTGCGCGGCCACCTTCCCCTGAAGGGGAAGGCAAAGGACGACCCCTCAGTCACGCTGCGCGTGACAGCTCCCCTTTCAGGGGAGCTCTTTTTGTGGGCGGAGGGACGATGAAATGAAGCTGACGCTGGGGTGCCCGTGGGGCCGATATGATGCGGAGATGCGCATCATGTGCCGAAAGGCTGACGGCCCGTGCGCGCACCAATACTTCAGGCCCTGCAAGGGCTGGGCCGTATTATCGCCGGGCGCGGACACGTGCCCGATCAGGGAGGCGAAAGACGATGGAGCTGAGACAGGTAAGAGCCATACCGAGTCAGTTCGAAACAAGGACTGACGGTGACGACTGGAAAATCTGCGGATACTTCGCCGTGTTCGGCAGCGACTACAATATCGCGCCGGACATGAGCGAGAGCATCGCGCCTGGGGCATTCACGCGCACGCTGGCCGAACAGCCGGACGTGCGCGCGCTGATAAATCACGATACCACGCTGGTCCTCGGCCGGACGAAGGCCGGGACGCTCGTCCTGAAAGAGGATGACCACGGGCTGTACGGTGAGGCGACGATCAACCGAAACGATCAGGACGCCGTGAACCTGTACGAGCGCGTGAAGCGGGGCGACGTGGATCAGTGTTCGTTCGGCTTCGAGATCAAGGACGAGGATACCGACATCCGCGCCGATGGCTCGATGCACTGGACGATCAAGGATGTGGATCTGTACGAAGTGAGCGTGTGCACCTTCCCCGCGTATGAGGCGACAAGCGTCTCGGCGCGGACGGCTGAGCGGGACGCCGCGAAGGCCAGGGCGCTTGAGGCGTGGCGGGCGCGCATGCGGGAGAAGCTGGGAAGGAGTGAAGAGTGATGGCACTGATGGCCATAATGCTGCGGCACAAGATCGATCTGAAGCGCGGCGAACTGGTCAAGCTGCAGGCGCAGCGCGAGGAGATGAAGACGCGCGAGGCCGAGCTTGAGGCCGCGATCGGCGAGACCGTGACCGAAGAGGAGCAGGGCGTCGTCGAGGGCAAGATCGACGAGTTTGCCGCCGAGCGCGACGCGCTGGAGAAGCAGATCGCCGAGCTGGAGAAAGAGATCAGCGAGCGCGAACAGGAGCTCGCTGCCAAGGAAGACGAACAGGAGCCGGGCGCGCCGGAACCGACGCCCGAACCGAAGGAAGCGAAGAGGAGTGATATTATGACCCACCTGAACCGCGCTATCGAGCGCATGAGCATGCAGGAGCGCGACGCCTTTGTGAAGCGCGACGACGTGAAGGCGTACCTGGGCGAGGTGCGCGCCGCGATCAAGGAGAAGCGCGCGCTGACCAACGTCGGCCTGACGATCCCCGAAGTCATGCTCGGCCTGATCAAGGAGAACATCGAGGGCTATTCCAAGCTGTACGCCCGCGTTGCTGTCCGCCGCATCAACGGCACCGGCCGCCAGCTGATCATGGGCACCGTGCCGGAGGCCATCTGGACTGACTGCTGCGCGAACCTGAACGAGCTGTCCCTGGGCTTCAATGACCTGGAGATGGACTGCTTCAAGGTCGGCGGCTACTTCGCCGTGTGCAACGCGAACCTCGAAGACAGCGACATCGCGCTGGCCAGCGAGCTGCTGAGCGCGCTCGGCCAGGCCATCGGCCTCGCCCTGGACAAGGCGATCCTGTACGGCCGCAACGCCACCACCACCGCCAAGATGCCGCAGGGCATCGTGAGCCGCCTGGCGCAGGAGTCCTCGCCGACCGGCTATCCGGCCACCGCGCGTCCCTGGGCTGACCTGCACACCAGCAACATGATCACGATCTCGGCCGCCAACTCTACCGGCACCAAGCTGCTGACTTCCCTGATCGCCGCCGTGGGCGCCGCGAAGGGCAAGTACAGCCGCGCCGGCCTGACCTGGGCGATGAATGAGACCACCTATACGAAGATCATGGCCGAGCTGGTCAACGTGACCGCCGCCGGCGCCTTCGTGTCCGGTCTGGGCGCGACCATGCCTGTCGTGGGCGGCGCCATCGTCGTTCTGCCCTTCATGGCCGACAACCAGATCGTGGCCGGCTACTTCGACGAGTACGTGCTGGCCGAGCGCGCGGGCCAGACCTTCGCGACTTCGGAGCACGTGCGCTTCCTGCAGGATCAGACCGTGATGAAGGGCACCGCGCGCTATGACGGCGCGCCGGCCATCGCCGAGGGCTTTGTGGCCATCGGCATCGCGGGCACCGCGCCCAGCGCGACGATGACCTTCCCCACCGACACGGCGAATTAAGTGAGGTGAAGCGCCGTGGCTATCAACGCGGCGACGGCGCTCTCGCTGATCAAGGCGCGCCTGAACAGGCTCCAGAGCGACACAACGCTGGACGAGTACCTGACGGCGCGCCTTTCTTCGGCGTGCGCCGAGCTTGAGAAGACCGGCATCACACTGGACGACGGCGCGGACGACCTGATGCTCGCGGTGGACTACACGGTATGGCAGTACCAGAACCGCGACAAGCCGGGAAACATGCCCGACTGGCTGAGGCTGAGGCGGCGCGAGCGCTGGGTGCAGGAGGTGGGCCGGCGTGATACTTGATACCGGGATCTGCACCGTGTACCGCAAGACGGCGGAGGAGCGGCCCGGGTACAAGCCGGTGTACACCGACGTGGCGTATCACCAGAGCTGGTACGGGGAGCTGAATTACGAGACCGCGCCGGCGTGGCCCACGCGCGACCGCGAGGAAGTGCGCGCGGACAAGCGGATCCGGATCCTGCAGAACCGAGACATAGCGAACCATGACAAGGTGGAGCTGACCGACGTGTACGGCAACACGCGCACGTATGAAGTGACGCGCGCGTATCACGGCACCGACGACGAAAGCGGCGAGATGATTACCGATCTGACACTGGAGGCGATGGAGCATGACGCTTGACGACATCCGGCAGCTCGTGCTCCACGCCGACCCGGAGGCCACGCGGTACGAGGCCGGGGCCGTGAACGGCGCGAGCTATACCACATGGCGCGAAGTGCGCCGGCTGGGCACCGTGGCCGACGACCGGCACGAGGAAGGCTGGGCCTTTCAGATCGACCGCTTCACGCGGGACGAGGGCGATCAGATCGCGGCCATGATCATGGCAGCCCTGGACGACGACGACCGGGTGGCCTACGAGTACCACACGGACTACGAGCCGGACACGCGGTACATCCACCACATTTTCGACTGCGAGGGATACTGATGGCGCGATTCGACATGAGCGGGCTCGATGGGATCATCCGCGATATGCAGGCCATGGGCCAGGATACGGGGCCGGTGGCCGACGCGATGCTGATGGCGGGGGCCGAACAGGTCGCCGAGGCGTAGCGGAGGTCGGCCGAAGAGCACGAGCTGCGCGACACGGGGGACATGATCGCGTCCATCGGGTATCCGCGGAAGCCCTCGGGCATCGGGAGCGCGAAGAGCATCGACATCTATCCGCAGGGCGTGGA